AGTCGAGCAAAAAGCAGGAAGAGGAGAACGCATTGAACCCGGAATACGACGGGCCTCATCAATGCGTCATCGAGGAAAACAAGTTCCACCACATCGAGGTTCGCCGTTTGGACGAAAACAAATGACAGCGAGCAAATTCGAGTTGCGTCTTCAGCACTGTCCCAACGAATGGAAGACCCCTATCGCCGAGGTGGCCGACACCGTGGACACCCTCCATCTGCTGCTGGAGGAAAAGGGCATTAAGGACTCGCAGCTACTGGCGACCCTGGTGCGTCTCGTCTTCGAGCGTCGTTACGGGTCGGCGGCATGAGAAACCTTTTGCCACTCCTCACTCTTGTGGTCTCTTCCATAACGATCATCGCCACCCCTTGGCCCAGTGCCAGGGAGTTATGGAGCCCACACAGCGTTCAACACGCCAATTATCCGCAAAACCAATGAACTTCGACGATTTCTGTAGGAGGGCACGCCTTTACGCCCTTACTTCCAAAACAGCTCACTACGTCACTTACGTCAACGGCCACTACGCAGTGACGACTTCTCCAGCGAGTACGACGGTCATTCGATACGTCGCAGTCGCCGACCCCCAAACCCGTTTCCCTACAGCAACCCGATGAGCAATACCGTTCCCAAGATGCCTGGTCACAACGGCCAACACGCACCACGAGCCATGTTCACCAATGAGGACGTGGAAGCCATCCGTGATCTACGGAAAAGCGGTGAGAGCGCGATGAAGATTGCCTTGCGCTTTCAGTGCAACGTCACGACGATCCACCGGATCATCTCCAACAGGACATATAAGCCGGGGCACAAAAACACCCCCGTTTCTCAGGCGGGGGTGCATATTCCCTCCGTTTCTCAGGCGGAGGGTATGTAGAACTCGGTTCTCAGGCCGAGTCCTTCTCTCACCACCACCTCCAATGAAGGAGAGGTGGGTGAGCGGACATTAAGCAACAATCCGCGTCGCTTCAAAGAGTAGCACCATCTTTTCCAGGATGGCAAGCAACTCAAAAAGGACGCGAGGGCTGGCAGGACAAGCGCAAGCTGCGTCGAAGTTCTCACTGATGAAGCACTCCACTACTCGGACCGGGTGGTGGGGACCACGCAAGCGCTCTAGCACAGCGCAACCGAGGAGTGCCTCTCTCATGAAAACACAGTGTCCCGTCGAGGAGATGCGGTGGTTCCAGGGGTCGCCATGTCCCAAAGGGCCGCATCTAAGAACTTCAGTCTGTAAGTCCAGCCCCTCTTTTTTCCAATTTTCATTTGTGATGACACAAACCCTTGATACCAGCTACATCGAGCTCAAGTGCGGCACGAAGCTATATGCGATGTGCTTTGGCAACAAGCAGGCTACTTGCAAGTTTGTAAGAACCTTTCCCGGAAACCATCAACCTCAAGATGAGCCGATATTAGATTTGCGAGTTGCAGTAGGCGACACATCCTACGGGTTCCCAACAGATGCTCATGTAGAGAAGTTTAGGCAACTAACTTATGAAGAGGCAAGGATTGCTTGTTTAAAACACCGAATGGAAACAGGTAACGGCTATTACCTACTAGGGGGGTGCATTGCGTAATGCCTAATTACGACAGTCTTTCTAAAGGTAGCTGGGAGCCACGGGGTCGAGCGTTTACTACTTATCTGAAGCACACTGGTCAACTGTGTAGTGACACCAAGTTAGTAAAAACCGAAATTACTGCAGAAGAGCGAAAAGCTAGGATGATGACTATTAGGCAGCAATGGGACAGTGTATTACGTCAGTTACCTGGATATAGATGCCCTCAATGAAGAGTGGGCTGTTGAAAGGATTATCCAATTACTCGATTGTGCCTGTCAGGAAGATGCTCAGGCTGTGACCCGAGAATGGTATTTGGACGAGCAGCTAAACGAATGGAAATTCTGATTGCTAGCTGCTTTATCTTCCCGCTTTCAGCACTTTGGATCCAATCCCAGGAAGACGACAACAATGAAGATGAGATGGATTTTCTCTGAATTCATCGGTAGAAGATATTTAAGGCATGACCCTCGAACATCAAGCCAAGGATGACGGCAAGACTGAGGTCTTCAACTCATACGATTGAGCGGTTAGGCAGCTAACCGCCTTTTTTTATGTCTAACAAGATGAAGAGAGGTTAAGGCGTTTATGTTCTGTTTTTCATAGCTTTTTAACTCGGTTTAGTACAGAAAAGGTGGCTCACTAATCGTTAATCTAGAGATCGCGATGAAAGTACGATGTTGTTGCCCGCCATGATGATCAAGACCCACTCACCCTATATGGAGCTGTATGAAATCAAGGCAGTGAGTGATCAAGATATTCTTAGCGCCAACAAGAATTTTCTGGAGAGAGGCGTTCCCTACAGGGTTGTGAGGCGCAGTGCAGTTGCAGCCGTAGCCGCCGCTTGATCTGCGGTTAGATGGAGTAAGCGCATTTACTCCAGTGGAATACATCACAGATGCGGCAGTACCCTTGAGTCTTCTACCCCCATCTTTTAGGCATCCACTGGCCCGTCAATTTGAAGAGATTGACGATGAGGGTGATCTGATTCGCAGCTATGACGAATGGGGTTTGGCGTCCGTCTTGACCTACGCCTACACACGACGAGTTGAGGCCAAGACTGAGTATTCAACGATGGAAATGATCATCGGCGAGTGTCTCGAAAATTCCAGACACACGACAAGGGAAAACAAGGAACTTTTCAAAGCACTGAAGCGTGGCATCAAAACCGACGATGAAACTGAGGTGCTGAAGTGGTCAAAGGTATTGATCTCACAGATTGGATCTGCCTTGGCCGAGCAGCACGAAGGCATTATCGAGGAGGAGGCTAATGATGAGGAAGATTGAACCTAGCGTCAATGATCAATTGAAGTTTGCAAAGTTCGTCAAAGAGATCGAGAGGCTTGATCGAGACGGACTGCACGAAGTCACCATCGAATTAGCCCGTCTAGCTCTGCTGATGCAACCAGCTGCAATTCGTTGGGCGGCTCAAGAGGCCGCAGCAAATTTAGGGGGTTTTGATGGATAAAAAACCTGACGGTTTAGACGAGCGTCAGATTTTGGCAGCCCAAGCCTTGGCAAACGGATGCTCTTGGCGTGATGCGGCTAGGAGAGCAAAATGCACCTCCGAGACAATCAGGATGTGGCGTAAGGAGGATGCCTTCAATAACGCCGTCTGGAGTTACCAGCAGGAGATTTACCAGCAAGCATTCGGGATTGTCTCCGAGGCTCTACCCATGGCGATTTCTACTTTGCGGGAAATTGTCGCTTCTCAGGATCCCGATGTTGGTGTGAACGTTAAGGTGCAAGCAATCAAGCTTTTGATTGACGCAAGTCAGAGGCAGTACGAGACGCGGACTATTGAGCGTCGTATCGAGCAGCTAGAGGGTTATGCAAGGTCGAACGTTACAGTCGAGACTATCGAAGCTCGAACGATTGCACCTGGAGAAGGTGCAGGCGGAGGAGAAGCGTAAGAGGGAGAACACTGGCGAGCTATTTGAAGCCAAGTTTCCTACCGCTGATCGCTGGCATGAGTTTGCCCCACTGACGTGGATCCGCACTTCAGGGACGATCAAGCCGTTTAAACCGTTCGAGATCCAGAAGAAGCTTGTTCAATCGATTTGCGATAACCAATACACGATCATTCTTAAAAGTCGGCAAGTAGGTGCATCAGAAACAGTCTGCTCATATTTGTTGTGCAGAGCTCTAACAGAGCCTGGATTCTCGGCGGTTGTGTTCAGTAAAACGGCAACTGACTCTGGGTCACTAGGTAAGCGGATTCGCGCACAAGCGGCGAGTATTGCTGATTCACCGATTGAGTTCACGACAGAATCAAATAGTGAGCTCTCATTTAAGGGCCTTGGAACGATCTACTTCTTGCCTGCTACGCCTCGCGCAGCGCGTGGAATTCCGAGTGTTTCGTGCGTTGTGTTGGATGAGGCCGCTTTTCTGGACGGATGTGATGCCATCTTCACAGCAGTCCAACCGACGATGGCAACTCTGGGAGACCAAGGAAAACTGATCATGATTTCTACGCCCAATGGCTTGGGCAATATGTTCAGCAATCTGTGGCATACGGCGGACGAGTGGAACAAATTCAAGATCCACTATTCAGACATCCCGATCTATGCCAATGACCCTGAATGGGCGGAAAAAACTAAGCGGCGATCTAAATTAACTTCGCGTGCTTTCAGACAGGAATATGAGCTCGATTTTGTAGCTTCAGATGCTCAGATTTATCAGCCTGATCTAGTCGAGCTGGCGTGTAATGGAGAGTGCATTGAGACTGGCTACATCGGCCGTGAGTACGTTATGAGCGTTGACCCTGCAGCGGGTGGTGACGACTTCTGGTGCTCGATCGTGATGGACATTACGAAAGCTCCTTACCGCGTTGTCAATATCTTCAGGGATAGGCATAAGAGTAGCGATTATTGCATAAAACAAATTATCGAGCAGGCAGAGAACTTCGCTCCTGCAAAGGTAATTATCGAGAAAAACGGTGTTGGAGCAATCGTTTCGGAGGTTTTGTCGAAGAAGCTGGCCAAGTATCTTGTGGAGCCTTACAACACAAACCGACCAAACAAAATCAGCAATACGGATCGCGTTGCGTACCTCTTGGAGCGTGAGGAATTGATGCTGCCCTATGAGCCGTTCTATCAGGAGCTTCTGATGTTCCAACAGATGGAAAATGGCGATCGAAGAGCGGGAGAAGGTGCTCACGATGACAGCATCATGGCACTCGC